CCACCGGCAATGTATCATTTACTGTGTCAAGTGTACTAAAAGTAGGCGACGTATTAGAATATTCAGTCTACACTCATGTAATTAACGAACGTCAGAGCTTAAGTCAGGCCCTACGTCCATCAGCGGATAACTTATAATGGCCATAGCAAATCAGCAATTTTTTTATGATGCTCAGATTGAACGCTTCTTAGCGCAATTCATTCGCATTGTATCGGGCTTTCAAGTAGAGTTTGGTGCGGACCGTAACGGTAATTTAGCCTATCAACGTGTGCCGGTGTATTGGGGTGATAGTAGTCGCCAAGTACAAATGATTATCAATAATAACAGTAGCGGTAGTGTTATGCCTGCCGTGCCTGCTATGACAGTGTATATCAATGGTATTGCCTATGATCGTGACCGTGTTCAACAACCGGACTTCGTTGGTAAAATGAATATTCGTGAACGCTACTACAACGAACAAACACAAGAGTATGAAAATAGACAAGGCAATGCTTTTACCATCGAGCGCATGATGCCTGTTCCTTATACCTTAGAACTTAAATTAGATATCTGGACTAGCAACACCAAACAAAAATTACAACTAATAGAGCAACTACAGGTGTTATTCAACCCGGCATTAGAAATCCAAAGCACCGATAATTACATTGACTGGACTAGCCTTAGTGTTGTATATTTAGACAATATTAGCTGGACAAGCCGCAGTGTGCCGATTGGTACAGAAAATCCAATCGATATCGCTACGCTAACATTTAAATTACCAGTGTGGATTAGTCCCCCTGCCAAAGTTAAGAAACTTGGCGTTATTCAAAAAATTATTGCTAGTATACATGATGATAACGGCGATCTAAACGAAAGCATACTCAACGACGATAACCTACTAGGCAATCGTCAATATTTCACTCCGTTAATGTACGGTGTACTATTAATCAACAATACATTAACCTTACTTAAAGTTAGCGAAGTTACTGATCCTAGAAACCCAGAAGTTCAAGTGACTCCTACTAAAATCGGCACTAAAGATATATGGAGTAGTTTAATCAACGTCTACGGTGAATTGCAAAATGGCATCAGTCAAGTTAGATTATTACAAGAAGACGGCATAACTGAGGTTATTGGTACTGTTAGTTATCACCCAACAGATGACACGCAATTAATTTTTAACGTCGATATTGATACTAAACCGGGTAACACATTAACAGCCATTGATGCTATCATTAATCCAATTAATATTACAGCTGCTAGTGTTGCCAATCCCAGCGTAGGCACACGCTATCTAATATTACACGACATTGGTAGTTTTAATAATGCACCCGGTGATGGCGCGATTGCCTGGCGAGGTGCAGACGGGGTTGACTTAGTTGCACATGCTAATGATATTATTCAATATAACGGCAGTCGTTGGGTGGTTTCATTTGACAGCCAGAGTGATACGAGTTTACAATATGTAAGTAACCTGACTACAGGTATTCAATATAAATGGAATGGCGATCAATGGCTAAAAAGTTTCGAGGGCGAGTACAAAGAGGGGCTGTGGACTCTAGTCTTATAGAGGGTGTGGGCACGTTTATCTACAGCACTAGTACTCAACGCTATCTATTCTTATTACGTAACAGCAAAAAGTACGCAGGCACTTGGGGATTAGGCGGTGGTGGTATTGAAGCTGGTGAACATCTACTGTCTAGCTTATATCGTGAATTAGATGAAGAGCTGGGCTACGACTTTTCAGAAACAAAAGTTATCCCCATTGAAAAATTTACCAGTGACAACGGACATTTTAACTATCACACTTTCCTTATTGCAGTCGACGAAGAATTCGTTCCTATTTTAAATAGTGAACATCGTGGATATTGTTGGGTAGAGTTAGAAGATCATCCCAAACCCTTGCATCCTGGGGTTTGGCGTACTATCAATTTTGCCAGTGTTGTAGATAAAATTAAAACGTTAGAAGCAGTCTTATAGGTCGCACTCTAATACAAGCTGTCTAAACGTAATCTGTCTAAAATTTAAACAAGGTTTAAGTTCTTCTGGTATTAGATTGGTACCTTTTGGTGTTACCCATACAAAGTCTACATCATCGTAGGTATCAATTACTTTTTTATGGTTCGAAATCCACTCACTATGTTCTATAGTACTATCTTTAGGGTCGTATCCTTTAGTACCAGCATAGACATTATTATTCCAACCCGGCTCGTGTCCGTCAAATCCTATTAAATAGATTTTTTTGTGTTCATCAAATGCAGCAATATATGCGGCTGTAGTGCCAGCATCGGCATAGACGTCATATGGTATCAGATAAAATTTACCTGGAAATTCTAATAAGTGAATGGCACCAGAGTAAACTATATGTTCGTTGGTATAGCTACTGTCCGCTATTTCATCTACAATACCGTTGTTGCCCACTGCTATTAAAAAATCAGGAGTAAAATCTCTATATAGTGCATTACACCCATAGGTTTGAACAGTTCTTGATCCCAATAAGCCGCTGGCTTTTTTAAGATTTTGTAGATCAAATCCTAAGCGATTAACACCATTACCAATTACCACAGCGATATTAGAAATTTGTCTGTTAGTCACACGATTGGGTACATTCTCAGTGACAGTTTTCCACACACCACCATTTAGACTGCGTTCAACGATGATATCTTCACCGGTATACCCTCGACGATACTTCTTATTTAGATGTAACATTGATCACCTTTATACTATGTATGTTCCCATTGCTTTAACGTTTGCATTAGTTACGTTTGTTGTAGTTGTAAAGTACACTTGTACATTGCCACCAACCACGTTAGCTGTTAATCCGCCCATATCAATACCGTTGCTTACTACAGCGTAGGTTGTCATATAGGCATTACCAGCACCATCAGTGGTTACAATGGATTCCATACTTTGGAAGTTTGTAGCACCTTTCTTAGCACTAACTAAGAACTTAGCTGTAGTGTATGCTGTTTGGCTGTAGGTTGCAATAACGTATGGCGTGTTATTGGCTGCAATATTAACTGCACCTTGTGTGTAGGTTATTTTATTATTATCTAATAAATTAACATCGCCAGCTTGATTTACAAGTATACGTTCTATTGTTGCTGTTGTGCCTGTCCAAATTTGTACACCATCATTGGCAGCAATAACTTGGTTTAGTCCGCTACCACTACCAAGTGCACCAATTGTCGACGTAGTTGCTAGCACACGAACGTCAATTACGTCAGTTGGTGCTGGCGGTTCTGTAAATGTTAATGTTGAATTAGTTACTTCGTATGCTAATACTGGGAACTGCATCACACCGTTAATGCTTACAAGGGTAGCCGATGTTGTGCTGTTAGCCTGTATTGTAAATGTTGTATTAGTACCGTCAACATTACCGTATGCTCCGCCTACATTACCTGCAAACTGACGGTCACTAATAATAGTAAACACAGAACCTGCTGTTTGCCATTGTGTGCCATCGTAGAATTCCATGTTGTTAATGGTAGTGTTGAAGCGTATCATACCGCGAACATCAAGATTACCCGATGCGCCGGGGCGTTGACCTGTTGTACCAATTGGTAGTAACATAGAATCAGTGCCGTTAATTTTTACCGTACTACCCAGTTGCGGAGCAACATTACTACCACCGAGTACTACCGCACCGATGGCTGTATCTGCATAGATTAAACTAGTTGTAGCAACACCTTTAACTTGGAACGGGTCTGCTGTTTGACTGTTATTAAATACTGCGCCACCTGCAACACGTATGTTGCCGCCAATGCCCACGCCACCATCTACACGCAATGCACCAGTATTAGGTGTTGTAGCTACTGTGGTGTATTTTAACCAAGCGTTACCGGTTGTGCCAACGTTACCACTAAAGCGTGCTACTTCTGCTGTGGCTTCTGAACTACCTTGGAACATAACAATGTAACGATCTGCAGTGCCTACACCAATTGCTAAATTACCGCCTGATGCAGCAGTGTTGCCTTGAACATACAAGTAACCATCGTTTGCTTTAGTAATACCAAATGCAGATTGATTGTAATTTAAGCCATTGATACCCATGTCAATAAAGTTATTAGTATCATTACCGTTACTTGATGTAGCAATAAAATCACTACTACTTGATGTACCTGTACTAATATTCTGTTGATTAACTTGGCTGTAACTATCTATATTACTAAAGAAATGTGCAGTTGCATTGGGTAAGTATGCTTCACCGACTAAATTTTGTCCTACAACTAGTTGCTTACCAGCAGTTATATTAATGTTTCCGTTGGCACTAATACCACCGTTAGGTGCTACAATAGCACCAATGCCCACTGTGGTAGAATCTGTAGATGCATTAGCCCAAATAACTCCTGTGGCCGCAAGTACATTTGTATCTACTCGAGTGGCTAATACGTTACCGGTTACGTTCAAGAAACCAGTTACTGACTCGTTGCCGTTTACTGTTAATGCATTAAATGTACCGGCTGTGGCCAATACATTACCCGAAGTATTAATTTGACTAGCTGTTACCACAGCAGCCATTACGTTACCAGTTACGTTTAAGAAACCGGTTACTGACTCATTTCCGTTAACGGTTAAACCATTAAACACACCTGCTTGACCTAATACGTTACCAGTTGTATTAATTTGACTTGCTGTTACCACAGCAGCCATTACATTACCAGTTACATTTAAGAAACCGGTTACTGACTCATTTCCATTTACTGTTAGGCCCGACAATGTGCCAGTAGCCCCTAAAATATTACCTGTAACGTTTAAGAAGCCGGTTACTGACTCATTTCCATTAACAGTTAAACCATTAAACACACCTGCTGTAGCAAGTACGTTACCTGAGGTATTAATTTGGCTTGCTGTTACCACAGCAGCCATTACGTTACCGGTTACATTTAAGAACCCGGTTACTGACTCATTTCCATTTACTGTTAAGGCATTAAACACACCGGCTGTAGCCAATACATTACCTGTAGTGTTGATTTGTCCGGCGTTAAGTTGTGCTGTACTAATATTACCCGAGGTATTAATAGCACCAAACTGACCAATAGCGGCCATGATATTACCTGCGGTATTAAAGTAAACTGCACCGCCCGACGTAGATTGAGTTATATTACCTCTGATTGTATGGAACTGACCACTAACTGCACCTATTGTACCAATGTTTAGGTTGCCACCAATACCAACACCGCCTACCACTTGAAGTGCGCCAGATGTTGTTGTTGTAGAAATTAATGTACTGTTTGCAAGTACTACACCGGTTGCTTCTATACCTTCCGTATCTACAGTAGTAGCAATAATATTACCAGTTACGTTTAAGAAGCCCGTAACAGTTTCATTTCCGTTAACGGTTAATGCATTAAACACACCAGCAGTAGCAAGTACATTACCTGTTGTGTTTAGTTGACTTGCTGTTATTACAGCAGCCATTACATTACCAGTTACATTTAAGAAACCAGTTACTGACTCATTACCATTTACTGTTAATCCAGACAATGTACCAACAGCACCTAAGATATTACCAGTTACATTTAAGAAGCCAGTCACTGACTCATTACCGTTTACGGTTAATGCATTAAATGTACCAGCTTGACCTAGTACGTTACCTGTGCTGTTTAATTGAGCTGCTACAACTGCACCACCTATACCTGCACCGCCACCTACTATTAAAGCACCGGTACCTGTTGTAGTTGCAGCTGTTGTGTTAACTAGAGTTAAGTTACCTGCTTTAATTGGATCGTAGACAGTATTGACTCCAAATACCACATGGCCAGCACCAGGCTCAGCAAGATTACTTGCAAACGTCCAAGTGTTATCACTATCATTACGGATGACCGCAGTATGTTGGAGAACATTACCAGCAGTAGTTAATCCAGTACCAGTGAATGCTGAGTAAAATCCAATGTCATAGTTGTATGGGAATGTATAACTTGGTTTTAGGAACAGCAACGGATCTTGGACTGTGATAACATTGGCAGTAACACCAATGATGTTGGCCGCATATAAGTTACCACCAACCCACAAATCTTTAGCAACGCTGGCGCCACCTTGAATGATCACTGC